TGGAGAAGGTCTACCTGGGGATTGTGGTTATCCATATATGGGTTTGGATAAGTCAGGTTCAGGTGCTGTTCAAATACCATTGGTTGGGTATCACATTGGAAGGGTGGCATCAAGTAGTATTGTTGTACCCTTATTTCGTGAAGATCTATGGGATGATGACTCATTAGCTCGAATTTTCAATTCTGATTTTATAGCAGGAAATCCAGAAATGCGTCCATCATTAGAAGGTGAATTAAAACCAATAGATTTGATAAATATGGACAATCAAGGATTTGAGTCTGCCGTGTTACCTGGATTAAATTTTGAAGGAAAATTATCTAAAGTTTATTTTAGTCCTGTCACGAGCGAACTTAGACGAACACCTTTGGAGGAAAATGATAATTTTAAAATAGATGTGGCACCCGCAAAATTAAAACCTTTTAAAAAGATTGATGGCACATGGTTTAGCCCTATCAAGGGTAATATTAAATTTGCAAAATTTATGAATAGAGATGAATTTAATATGACACCAACTCTCCAAGCATTATTAGAGATAGAAGGTTTGTATGATGGGTTTGATGGTGGTAGGTTGGGTTTGCAAGAAAAATGTCATAAATTGGATTTACAGGATGTATTATGTGGAAATAAAGACAAAAATATACCACCCTTAGATGATACTACATCAACTGGCCCATGTTGTTTTGCCAAAAATAGAAAAGAAATTTTTAATAAGGAGACTGGATATGTTCATCCAAAGTTTAGATCCGAAATTGAATATATTACAGAAAGATCACGTTCAGGTGAGTGTTATTTTAGACCTGTCCATACTTTAACTGGAAAAGATGAATTACAAGATATTGGTGAGAGATTAGAGAGATCATTTGAACAAGCTTGGGCAGAATTAATTAAGACACGAGTATTTTTCTGTAATGAGATATATTCTATGGCCCATTGTAAACAAGTTCTTGGAGATCTTGTTTTGAAGTTAAAAGAAAATTGGGCATTTACTCAATCTGCTGTTGGGGTTAACCCACATGGTTATGGGTGGTCTGTTATATGGAAAGCAATAAAGAAACATAAAAATGTTGTAGGAGGTGATTTCTCAGGTCATGATCAGTCATTGCAACGATTCTTTTTACCATTATTCTTTAAATTTTGTAATAAGTTTTATTGTTATAAAAAGAATACCCCAGAATGGTATGAGTTAAAAGCTGTTGTGGAAGGTATATTTGGAACATTTTACATTTTCGGAGATAATTTATATTCTTCGTTCTTTTCAAACACATCTGGAAATTGGTTAACAAGCTTTATAGCGAGTTTTTGTACACGAACATTGTTTAAAGCTATTTTTAATTATTTACGACCTTCCTCTGATTTTAAATTTGAGGATTATTTTTCTGGATTCTTTTATGGGGATGATAATGTTGGGTCAGTACCGGAAATATGTTCCTGGTTCAATAATATAACAATTAAGGATGTCGCATGGGAATTATTTGGTATGATATACACAGGACCAACAAAAGGAAATGTTTTGACAGAATATTTATCTGAAGAGGAGATAACATTTTTGGGACGTTCATTTCGAGTAGAAGGGGATTTTGTGTTTGCACCGTTACGTGAATCTTCTCTAAGAGGTATGTTATTTTGGACTCGTGATAAAGAAAATACATTGGAAATATTTGAGTCAAATTTGAATGTAATAATGATGGAATGTGCTCATTATGAAGAGGAAGTTTATGATAAATATAGAAATTTTATAGAGGATGAATACAATCGAATGG